TCTCCCGCCTTGCGCTGGGGCAATTTGATTGTATGCAGCCAGTGCTCTTGCGGGGTCTGTCATCTGCCTTGTTAGCTCCTCTTGCACTCGCTTTTCAAGGCCAAGAGCCTGAAGCCCTTTGCCATAGACAGTTGCCGCGCCTTGCAGGGAAGGGAGGATGTTTTGCTCAAGCATTGTTTGAGGAAATCCAATCGGCCCAAGGGTCCTTCGCAAGATGTTTTCCGTTGCTAGGTTTTGCGCTGTAGGGGAGCCTGGGGCAGCGCCCAGAATCCTTGCCTGCTCTCGTCTTGCTAGGGCCTGCCGGGTTGCCTCAATCGTATTCATCTGCTCCGGCGTCATGACGTTTGCAGCGCGAATTCCGCGCGGGCCTTTCCTTGCTGCTCTTGCAATTTCGTCTAAGTTTCCGACAGTACGAGCGAATGCGGCGGGCGTCAGTCTTTGCAGTTCAGTGCCTTGAGCGAGCGGAGGAACTAAGCTCTCGTAAAGCTGCTGCCCGATTTGCATTTGATTAACAGGAGTGCTTGCTTGAGCAAAAACCTTCTCGGCCTGACCAAACTCAGGAACAGCTTTTGCTATTTGCCTTTCTAAAGACTTTTGCACAGTTCCGAGTTCTCGCCTGATGTATTTGTTTTCCTGAGTCGCTGCCAATTCTTGAATCTGTGCGGCGGCGTCCATCAGTTGCTGCGGCCCCTGCTGGATTACATAGTCAGGGGTTTTCAATATGTCTTTTGCCAGAGACAGCGCGTCGCTAAAATCAGCGCGTTTTGGCTTTAGGCCTTTAAGCTGGGACAAAGCGTCGTCAGCCGTGATTTTCCCGTCCCGCACCCTGCCTACGATTGTGCGAACGGTTTTAATTTCAGAAGAGCCGGGCGCCGCCGCGTTCCTTCCGGCAAGCGCATCATTTAATACCTTGTAAGCATCCCTCGCCCTGTCCTCTGGCGCGTATTGAATAAACAAGGATTCTCGGATGTTCTTAAGTTTTGGTCCAAGCGTTGAGGGGTTGGCTTTCGACAACCTATCAATGAGGTTTACCGTCCTTGTGGTATCTACAGGGGTTTGACTTTTGCGTGCCGCCGTATAGAGAGGGGTTGCGGCTTTTGATCGAGCCGATATAGCAGCTTCAAGTTGTTGCGGAGTCTGGGCAATATCCTGAATCCCGCGCACCGCCGCGTTGATGTTCGCTTCCTCGGCAAGCGCAAGTCCTCCGGGTTCCGGTAGCCCTCTTTGCAGTTGGGCTATTCCGGGGTCTAGCGTGGCCTCCGCAAGTGGTGGCTGGTATCCTGGAATGCCGGGCTGATACTGTGTTGCTCTTGTGACAGCGGTCGGGTCTGTTGCCATGCGTTGAATGGTTCTTGCCGCAATGCGTTCTGGCCCTCTTGGCAAAAGCGGCTCGACAGCGCTTCGCGCAAACTGGCTAACACCTCTAGCAACCCTGCCCCCAATCTCTGCCGCAGGACCAGCAACTCCGCCAATTGCCGCACCAGTCGCCCGCTCTTTAAGTCCGCCCGGAGTTGAAAGGCCGCCTATTAACGCGCCGCCCGCAGCAGCCCCCGGAATTGTGGCAGGCGCAGCCATTGCGAACGGGAGAAGCGCTGCTGTCTCTCCAACGAAAGAGCCAAACTTTCCGGCGGTTGTTCCCATCAAGGGCGCATTGAGTCGCTCATATTCATCAATGTCTGCCTGAGAAACAGCCGGGGTAAGCTGTCCGGCCGCAAGTACAGGGCGCTTCATTCCAGCTCCAATACCCGCCACAAACCGCTCCATTTGCGACATTCCCTCAACGGGAGACGCATATTCTGATTCGGCCGGCTGTTGCATTTCGACAAGCCGCTCAGCAAACATTCTGGCGCTTTCAGCATCTCCAGCGGCGTCTGCTGCAATGAATGCTTTCTTTAGGTCGTCATAAGAGTATTCAGCCATTAGCGTGCGCCTGGAACGTATTTGCGAAGTCGCTCTTGGAAGTCTGCTTCATTTCTTACCGGAGCGCTTTGATTAATAGTGGGTTGTCGCCCTTGCGCGGCCCTTCCCGCGTTTAATCGCATTGACTCTATGGCTAGCTGCCTTGCTTGCCGTTTTCTTTCAATATTTTTCGGGCCATCGCCGGGCTGCGGAAAATACTTCTTAAATTCTCGCTCTGTCTCTTCTTTCCCTAAAGCTGCGCCTGATTCTTTTCTTAGGTTTGCAGTGACAAAATCTAGCATCAGATTATTTGCAACCTGATATGCGTCGCTAGCTGTGTAATTTCCAATTAAAGGAACGTCTGCCCTTGCTTTTTCAATTCCAGAAGCCAAAATTCCTTCTAGATTTTGGTCCATTTGTGCATTGGCTTCTGCCATTCGCGAGTAGAACCCCGTAGATACTGACTGAGTATCGGTCGGTGGAGGTTGCCGTACTTTATAGCCTGCTTGCCGAGCCTGCTCTGGAGTAATTCCAATTGGCGGAGCCTCTCCTCCAGGACCTTCTAGTCTTGCAAGGTCGCTAGGTGAAAACGGCTTTTCAGGCGCCCCAAACTGAATTTGAGGCTTCGTGAGTATTGCTCTTGCGGCATTTTCAAACTCAGGAGTGCCAGGCTTATACCCGGCAACAATAAGGTTCCGCTCTAGATTTGTCTGCTGCGGCGGCTTCATGGAGTTTTCGAGCTGCATCTTCAAATAAGCAGAAGGCCCAATAACTTGCGCCATAGCTCTCTGGTCTGGGGTTAGATTGGCGGCATAAGCATTAAAAGCGTCTTGCCTTTCCCTTTCGCGAGCCTTCTCTTCTTCGTACTTCAGCTTCTTTCGGTTGTATTCCTCGATAGCAAGCCTGTACTCCTCAGCCTTTCTTTTATCTTCCTGCTGAGTCCGCTTGTTCTGAATGCCCATCTGCATTCCTCGGGCCGCATACTCCATGGGATTGATTGGCTCAAAACTTCCGCTCGGCTGAGACAAAAGCCCTAGTCCAGCCATTCCCAAGGGGCTTGTGGAAAGCCTTTCGAAACTTTGATTTAGCGTATTCAAAATATTAGCCATTATTAACCTCCAGGAAGAAGCCCGGCCAAAAGACCAAGCAATCCCAAAACTTGTGACGAAGTAGACGGTTCAAAATAAGGTTGCTGGCTTGTGGTCTGCCCGCCGTAAGACCCTGAGACGTTTCTCATGTAGTTCGCGATGGCTTCCCCTGGGGCTTTCTGCAAGAAGTTAAAGCGATTAACCCTATCTGTAAGTTCTCGCTGAGCCTGTTCGTCTCTAAGCTGCTGGGCTTCAAGTCCGGCACCATACATTCCTGTGCGAGCCTGCAAGAGTTCTGGCGCGAATCTAGCCATCTCCTGCTGGCGCTGACGCTCGTTCTCGTACGCAGAGCCGTAGAGGTTTGTGGCAATGTCTGCCACGCCTCTTCCATATCCAGCAGCAGCGGAGTTATAGGCATTCATCATGCCGGGGCTTCCAGTTCTGCCGGACATCCCGAATCTTGAGCTAAGGCCCGGAATTGTCTGCGTTGTGAACTGCTCATTAGCCGCGCGGCTGGCAGCTGTCACCATGTCCGCAAGATATGGGTTTTGAGCGGTAGTCAGGTAATTCCCGCCGATTGCCGCCCGAGCATATTCTTCTGCCGGGTTCAGGATGTTGGGATTATTCGCAAGGTCCGTAATGTTTTGAATCTGAGAGCTGACCCCAGCGCCCATCGGATTTACGGTCGAGGTGCTTCCGGTTGTTGGGTCGGTATACCACTGAAGCCCTCGGCCTTCGTATCCACCACCCGCTGCGGGTTGCAGAAACTGATTCTGCGCGGCCTGAAATCCAGCAGTTAGGTACGGCTGTTGCGCGGCCCATGGGGCGGTTGTTCCAGTAGTTGTAATGACATCAGCCATTGCGTCTAGCTCCTGCAATCTGAACGGTTATCCCGCGTTTTTTCTTCTTGGGCGTCTTGGGGTATTTTGCTTCAAAACCACCCATTTTGCCTCCATAAATTCCTGAGCCGGTTGCTTCTCCGAGCCCCCCTGGCGTTCCGCCTGTGAGCATGGAAAGGTCTGGGAGACCAAAATCAAACGGGTTGTTTGTAGGCTGAACCGCTTGGTCAACAATCGGGGCGGTATCCGTAAGCAGGCCGCCTGCGCCAGGGCCAGTGCCAGCCCCCATTCCCGGTCCAGTGCTATCGCCGGTCCCAATACCTGACCCAGTGGCATCTCCGAAACCAGCCCCAAACTCAGTGCCCGGAGTGGTTCCTGTATCAAGTCCTATGCCTCCTCCGCCCGCAACTCCTGGGGTTACAAAGTCTTGGGGTGTGCCAGTTCCGCTAAAGGCCCAGCCATTAACTGAATTAAGCAAATCAGCACTTTCACCCAAATTAATAGCGTTGCCAGCGGTTCCGGCAAGGATTGCGTTAATCAATTCTTGAGAACTAAGCTCAGTAGGCGTCGGCGGCGGGGTCACAAAGTTTGGAGGAGTTCTAGTTCCGCTGAAGGCCCATCCATTAACCGGATTAACAGGAACTTCTGGCTGTGGAGTTACAAAGTTCTGGACCTGCCCAAGTCCAGAGTTTGCCCATCCATTAACCGCATTAAGAGGCATTTCTGGAAAAGGCTGTGGAGTTACAAAATTCTGAATTTGCCCAAGTCCAGAATTAGCCCATGAGTTAACAGACATTTCTGGGAAAGTCGGAGTTGTGGTTGCTTGGGTAGCAAGAACCTGATTCAGCCACTCCTGAGAGCCACGCCGAGGAGGTTCAGGAACTTCTGGCTGTGGAGTTACAAAGTTCTGAACCTGACCAAGCCCAGAGTTTGCCCATGAGTTAACTGGGTTAACAGGCAACTCCATTGGTGACGTTGTCGTTTGAGTCGCAAGAATCTGGTTCAGCCATTCTTGAGAGCCGACTTGAACTGGAGTTGGTTCTTGCGGAGAAGCCTCGCCTCCGGTAACGCCTCCAGGCGTTCCGCCAGTAACTCCACCAGTAACTCCCCCAGTCGTTCCCCCAGTCGTTCCGCCGGTTACTGCCCCAGTTGCTCCTCCCGTCGATCCAGTGCCTCCAGTGGCGGTTTGATCAACAGGCGTCACGTTTTGGTCTAGCAAGCCCGCCCCGCTGGTTGTTGAGCCGCCGCCTACAGGAACAGACCCAGTAGTCCCGCCAGTGGAAGGGTCAAGAAGCCCAGTGACAGCCCCAGTGCCAGCGCCAACAGCAGCGCCCCCGCCTGTTTGAGTTCCAGAAGTTCCTGTCTGTCCAGTTGAGGCAGACCCAGTTGACGCTTGAGTTCCCGCGTCTGTTTGTCCTGTCGATGGTTCTGGCTGATTGACTGGCGCTCCAGCTACGGTATCCGGGGGAATGCTAATTGGAGGTCTAATATTTACGTCTGTGCTACTAGGGTCAAACCATCCAGCAAGATTTCCATTTGCATCCGCGTAATAGGTAATATTATTGCGTACTGGAATTCCTGCATTGACTAGAGTACTTGCAAGCCATGCTCCCGTGCTCAGGGTATCATCAGGCATTACTGCAGTAACAAGTACGCTTTCAGTAGGAACTATCGGCCCTGTAACCGGAGGAGTATTAGCAGCCAGAGAGCCGGGTCCGACTTGAGCAGCAGAGCCCATGTCGTCCAGAAGAAGGCCACCAACCCCACCGCCAACAGTCCCAGCGCCAACGTCAAAAGCGCCAGCTAAAGCATCAAGAGGGTTTTGGATAAACTCGCCAACGCCTCCAGCGTAATCAATGCCAGACCCGATAGCAGAGCCTAGGCCGCCAGTAATTGCCCCTTGAAGACCTCCCTGCGCTCCGCCGATTCCTGCGCTCGCAAGGGCCGATGCAATGTTGCCGATTGCGGTGCTGTTTGTAAGACCTCCGATAATGGTTCCGAGGCCGCCAGTAAATGCGCTGACAAGGCCGCCAACAATAAGGTTGCCAACCATGGAATCCATAATCCCGCGCTTCGGGAGGTCCATCTTTGTGGCTTCTTGCCGAAACCAATGGTCTGCATCAGTAAGAAACTGAAGAGCGTCTTCAGCGGTTCCTTTTGTCCAAGCCCCTGACTCGTTTTTTTGTGGCTTGTATTTGTCCCAAACAGGGCCTCGATTTGCTCCGAAATAATCGTAAAGTTTTTGCAAAACGAAGGGGTCATTGGGGTCAAAGCCAGCCGCCCATAATCCAGCGCCGGGAGTTTTGTAATCTCCGGGGTTTTCGTTTGTTTTCCCTAGTCCAGAATTAAAAAGAACTCCACCAGGCCCTGATTTTCCGACTGGAGCAGAATACCCTTCGGATGATGCGTTGTAGTAAAACGGGGTGAATCGTCCGCGAACATCTCTAACAATTCTGTTTTTTTCTTCTAGATTTGCAGCAGCGTCGCTTGATGAGCCAAACCCCAAAACCGGGTAGATATCAAGCATCCCAGAAGGAGACTGAACAGACGTCGGGTAATCACCAAAGCCGACACCCCTATCGTAATACCCTAGGATGTCGTAAGTGTTTATTGGGTTTGTGCCGCCAGTCATCACTTGAGGGATGTTTCCCCCGTAAGCCAACTGGTTCATCATCCGATTCTGCCAATCAAGGCCGTAATCAGTTGTCGGCAGTCGTTGGAGCTGGGTCGTCCTAGCTAAGTTTTCGTATGCTTGCCGAGCCGTTTGGCGCTCTTGCGCAAGCCGCTCTTGCTCCGCCCTGTTAGCAGCTTGAAAAGCCTCGTTTATTCGCTGCTCTTCAATTCTTTGAGCGGCTAAATCTTCAGTGGCTTGCCCGCCGCGCGATAGATTCAAAAGCTGCTGAGTGCCTGCGTTCATTGCCATGGTTAGCGTACTTTCTGGACGATGCCGTAAGCGGTGAAATTAAGATGGTTTCCAGCAGAAGCAGAAACACCTAAGGAGCCATTCTTCTGAACAGTAATCCCAGAGCCCTGACTTGCTGCTTCGATAACCTCAACAGAGTAACCATTGATTGTCTTGTTATAGACCAAAGCATTCGCAGTAGCGTAAGTCGCAGCAGTATCGTTGTGGTATAGGTGATACTGAACGTTATTGTTGGTGATGTTGCAGATTTGAATGCGCGTGATTTCGGTAGTTGCAAGCGCAGTAAACAACGTCTGGGCAGTAGTCGTCGCAGGCAATACCTGCCCCAACTTACCACCAAACAGTTCCGACCTATCGCTGACCATTTATCTTTGCCCTCAGGTCTACACCAAAAGCCTTCTCGAATCCTCCCGCAATGGTCACCCGGACCCTGTGGAAGCGGGCGCTTCTGCGAATGTCGAAAGCCCCATCGTTGTTCATCGAGACCGAGGCATCGTAGGAAACCTCGTCCCTCTGGTTAGCTCGATAGCCGTGCTCCACCGTAATCGTGGAAGTAGGTCCTTCGATGATTGGGCGGGTCTGGTCAACGTAAGCAACACGCCCTGGTTGAGCGTCGAACTCCTTGGACTCCAGAACCGCTGTAAGGGGCGTTCCTTCAAACACGCCGGAGTTATTGGAGGAGTTAAAAGCCCCGATATTGATTCTGCCCGGAGCCCACACAGGGTCGTCCAGAGAAGCAGTGAGCGCGTCTAGACTTCCCGTAATCGCGTCCAGCCCGTCTAGTGTGTACCCAGGGCCCACATAAGCGTGCAGGGCGTTTGTTTCAATCTCCGCAATAGAGAAAGTTCCAGAAGGCCAGTGGTAAACCAGAATCTTATTGGGCTGCGGAACTTGAGCGTCCGCTCCTACATAAGACCAAAGGATAAGCGAGCGCCGGAGGTCTGCCGCGCTGCTCATGCGGTAATAGTAGTTCGGGTCTGCATCATTAAAGAACCAGCGCGCCACCTTCCCAGAACCAAGATTCTGCGACTGCTCTCCATCAAAGATGTAAATGTCATCGTTGGAGATATAGAACATGACGTTCCCAGCATCACACACAGAGCCAAAGGAAACAGCCCCACGCTTACGCTCTGCCGGATAAAAGCCAAAGGTTGTTGGAGGGCCTTCGCGCTCCATCCTGACAATGCCGCGCTCGAAGAATACGTTCCCTCTGTCTCCACCAAGGATGCGGACAATAGAGCCATAGTTTCCAGCAATCTGCTGGTAATCTGATTGCGTCGTTGGGCTTGGCGTCCATGCAGTTTCGTCGCCAAACCCAGACCATCGAACCGTTGTATCCGAATCTTCCGTATTCGCCAAAACCACGAAGTCACCAACTACCGCAATAGATGTAGCTTTAGTCGGGCTCCCTGAAAGATTGTCAAAGTTTGTTCCGCCCATCGTAATAACTTGGACTTCATCAACGCTGTTGGTCGCGATAACCTTATCGCCGAACTTGGCAAAGTCCCAGACAGTCTGAGCGCCTGAAGTATATGCACTTGCGGTTCTGGATACGTTCGTCCACCCAGTTCCGGAGAGGTTATAGAGCTTTGTCGCATCTCCCGCGTAGATATACTCGTTGCCTGCGGTATCGGTGACGCTGATTGCTCCTCTAGCGTAGGCGCTTAGAGCTGTGTTTGAAGTCGTCTGAAGGCCATAGAAAGGCAAGAACAAGTCTCCATTAGGAACCACGTTCTTAGCCGTAATGGAACCAGGATTAGCCAGACTTCTTTCATCTGGCAACCAAGCCCCGAAAGGAAGTCTCTGCGAGGGCATTAGGCAGCCACCGCCTTGATAACCGCGAAGTTAAACACCGGCTGCTCTGTCGTTGTTCCGCCAGTTGTAGCAAATGAGATACGGAACGAGCCCGCAGCTACCGCCGTGACGTGCATCATGTACAGGTCCGTCCCGCTCTTCTGGCTGAGGACAACCACGTCAGTTGCGGCCACCGTGCTATTGGTTACGGTAAAGCTTTGCCAAGTCGCAGTGCCTGCCGCAGAGACCAGCGTAATCGCGCCGTTCGTCTTGTTCAGCGTGACGCCTGTCGTTCTGCTGGTGGCCTGAGTAACTGCGCCACCCGTCCCTGTCCCGTAGCCAAGCCCGGCGGTGTCCTTGGTCATTGTGAATCCGGTATCGGCAACTCGGCAGACTTCGGCAGCAGTTGCCGCGTTGGCCGCAGCGCCGAATCGAATCGTTCCGCCTCCTGCTGTACCAACAGCAGAGCCTAAGATGTAAGCGCCAACTGCGGCGTTATCAAGGTCTGGACTGTAGAACTCGATTTTACCCATCGGCTGATTAGCCGCCGTCGTAGTATCCGCATCCGTAAATCGAATGACGTTTAGCGGAGCATCTCCAGTCAGCCCATTGTTGTTTGCTCGGATATCAAGCATTTGCTGAGGCGTCGTAAACGAAGTCCCGAGCGCAAGATACCCTTCTGGAGAAAGGGACATCTTAAGTGTTGAGCTTGTCGCAGAAGCAGAAGTGGTCGCAAAATTGATACGCGAAGGAATGGAAGTAGTAGCAACTGTCCCGGCTACTTGGGCAGAAATATATGCCCCTGAATTGAACGTTGGAGAGGCGTCATTGTCTGCGCCATTAAACTGAATAATCCCGAGATTATCTCCATCAGCTACCGCAGTAAGGGTTCCGACTGTTCCGCTTTTGCTCTTGTTAATAACGAAAGAGCCACAAAATGTGGCGGTATTATTCCAGTTAAAAATCTGAGAAGAGCTGGTCGCCGCAGTAGTTCCGTTAATTTGAGAAGAAGGAGTTACTGCCGTTGTAAAAACCTTACTGGAAATAGCGGTTGTATGCCCCTGAACTAACTGCCCCGCATTATTAACAATAAAAGGAGTGGAGTCAGGATTGGTGCTGTCCTCAATCTCTAGCGAGTTACCCGTGCCAAGCTGCGTGACGCGCAGAGCAGCGTTAGTGTTGTCGGTGACGCTGATTACTGTGCTGCCGCCAAAGTAATTAGGCGCATCTCCTGCGGCATAGAATTGATACCGACTAGTGCCAGAAGCAGCAATATTCGAGTAAAAACCGTAGTTATTCGTGGCCTGAGTAAAGGCGAGAAGCCCTCCTGCATAAAATCCATATTGATTCGTAATGGAGCCTGCCGTAACGGTAATTCCGGCTGTAGAAAAACTTGATGCTCCAGTAAGTCCAACAGGGGTGCTATAAGTCCGGTTATCGTAAAAACCACTTGTAGTTAGCCCCATGTCCCCGGTTGTATGGAACTTTGAGGATTCAAGTCCGGCGCTTACGGTCATTAGCCCAGTGCTGTTCGCAATGGTCGCAGAAGCAGTCCCGTCCTTGGCTTTTATGTTTGTGACTTCCAGCGTCGTGATATCGATCGCAGGAATAGCGGAAGCATTTAAAAGCTGGAACTGAGTCCCGTCGTAGACCACCGTATACATGAGTCCGGAGACAATTTCTCCGCCCGTCAAAGCCGCTCCGTTAAACTGAACAGCCTTGGCCCCAAGAGAATCCACGTTAATCGTGGTGGCCCCGGTGTTCGTTCCGCCCGCCTTGAACGTGTATAGGTCGCCCTGGGCATAGGCTGTCATCGTTCGGCTTGCGGCCAAGGTAATCGTGTTGGTTCCTGCCGAGGTATTCACCCCGTCCGTGTCAGAGCGATACCGGCTGATAGCCGCCATGACCTCTCGGGCAGCATCATTGACGGTCGAAGGGGCCATGCCCTCCGGGAATCCGTTCGGCGGAGAGGCGTTATTGGAAGCGGCGGTATTCGACCAAGTTTGGATGTCACTCATAGAATTTTCTCTGAAGCTGGATGGAGAGAGGCCCCTGCGACTGGTGGCCACGCAAATACTCAGCCGAGGCAAGCGCCGCAGCTTCCTTATACTGATTCGCCCACAATGCTGCTTCGTCCTCGGCCATCAGGTATCTGTTCGCCCAGAACATTGAGGCGGACAGGTAAACGTCGGGGAATTTGGTCAAAAGCCAATTTGTGGTGTTGGTATTGCTCAATGCCGACACGCCGGGGAAGTAGACTATTTCGTAGGCGTAAGAGTCGTCAGGTGCTACGTCAAACTCGAAAACATCCGACATTGCGAAGAAGGCAGGCTTGCCGGTGCCCGAGCGTTGATACTGCCTCAGTTGCTCATCTGAGACATAGGTCAGGACAGCCGCAGGGTCCGCTGTCAGGGTAAAAGAGGTCAATTCTTGGAAGTCAGCCGGAAAGGCTAGGCTGTTCGTGCCGGAGGTTAGGCTTCCGGTCGTGCGGGTCTTGTTTCCCCGGACTCCGCCCATGTTCCCGGCGGTGCGCGGTAGGGGAGGGCGCTTAAACATCGATTCCGCCAACTGGATGAAGTTAGCGGTCTGGGCTGTCGTCAGACTGGAGCGCGCAAGCCAGTCTGTTATGGCGCTTTGTAAGTCCGAATAAGTAGAGATTGCCATCTCGGCCCCCTTTTGGTAGGCCTAGATTATACCTTTTTTTTCCTCGCAGTAACTCGCATGTCCCTAGCGGCTATGTGGGTCTTGGGCTCCTCTACCGCAATCAGCTCAAAGCCCAATTCCTCCAGAACGTCGGTTAGCTCAACCATGGACCAAGCCCATTTGTGGGTCATTTCCTCGCTTTCATAGTTAGGGTCTCCGTACATGGCCCACATAGTCATCCGGGCGTCGAATTGCTCTCCGTTCTGAACCCTGTCGAACATATATCCCAGAATCTTATCGAAGCAGGGCATTTCTAAGACAATCTTCCCGCCAGGTTTCAGCACCCGCATCCAGTCTTTCAGGATTCCCTCTACCTTCCAGCGGTGGAAATGCTCTAGGACATGATAGGCATGGACCTCGTCTGCGTAGTCGTTTTCAAACGGCAGGCGCTCGCTGATGTCAGCCTCGAAATCTGGCCTAATCCCTGACCAGTTGCTGGGAAGGTCCACATTGATGAAACCCGGCATCAACTTATGCCCGCAACCTAAATTAAG